GGACATGGTACGGGTACTGGTGGATATGTGCCGCCGATAGATTATGTAAATCCCGCCATGAGACCTATATTTGAAAGAATAGCAGAAGAAATCTGGAAGGAGGTATCTAATTTATGAGCTCTACTGTTGATAATCGAGTCGTTGATATGGGCTTTAACAACGCACAGTTCGAAAAGGGCGTAAAACAAAGTACGAAAACACTTGACGGCCTTAAGAAAAGTTTAGATCTATCCGAATCTGCAAAGGGTTTAAACGCATTAAATGCTGCTGGCAAAAATGTGAACTTAGGCAATATTGCCGACGGCGTAAAGTCAGTATCGAGTAGATTTTCCGCGATGGGTATTATCGGTATGGCAGCCTTAGCTAATCTTACAAATGCCGTAATTAATTTTGGCAAGAAGGCGATGACAGCATTTATTAAGCCTTTGAAAGAAGGTTTTGCAGAGTACGAAACCCAGATGAACGCAATTCAAACTGTACTTGCAAACACTGAAGCAAAAGGTACAACACTTCGTGATGTAGGCGAGGCTTTGGATGAATTAAATACCTATGCTGATATGACTATTTATAACTTTACTGAAATGACGAAGAATATTGGTACATTCACCGCTGCAGGTGTGGATTTGGAGACGTCAGTTTCTGCGATTAAGGGTATTGCTAACTTGGCCGCAGTTTCAGGTTCAAACTCTCAGCAAGCAGCTACTGCAATGTATCAATTATCCCAAGCATTATCATCCGGTACTGTAAAACTTATGGACTGGAATTCGGTAGTTAATGCGGGTATGGGTGGTCAAGTATTTCAAGATGCTCTTGTGGAAACGGCTAGACTTCATGGGGTTTCCATCGATGAAATGATTGAAAGTGAGGGTAGTTTCAGAAATACACTAGCATCCGGTTGGTTAACAAGTGAGGTTCTATTACAGACGCTCAGTAAATTTACGGGCGATTTAACGGAAGCACAGCTTGAGACCATGGGATACAACCAAGAACAAATTAAAGGCATTATGAGACTTGGTGAAATGGCCAATGATGCCGCAACTAAAGTAAAGACATTTACCCAGTTAAAAGACACGCTAGATGAGGCGATGGGCTCTGGTTGGACTAAAAGCTGGCAGATCATTCTTGGTGACTTTGAAGAGGCTAAATCGCTCTTCACTGAAATCAGTGATGTTATGGGTGCTATAATACAAAATTCCTCAGATGCACGAAATGCCGTGCTTCAAGGTTGGAAGGACGCAGGGGGAAGAGCCGCAGGAATTGATATTTTGTGGAACTCTTTTAATGCGTTACAAGCCATTATGGCACCAATTAAGGAGGCGATGAGCGATATTTTCCCCGCGGGAGATATGGGTTTAAAGTTAGCTAACATTACTAAAGCTATTAGAGATTTTACAGAAACTCTAATCATAAACGAAGAAACAGCAGACAAAGTTAAACGCATGTTTAGCGGTGTGTTTGCGATCTTCGCAATAGGCAGAGATGTTATATTAGGCCTATTAACTCCTTTGTTAGATCTTGCTCAAGGTGTATCTATAGATGGTGGTGGTCTTCTTGACTTCCTGGCAAACCTTGGAGATCAGATAGTCGAGTTCCAAAAGACTGGAAACATCGCTGAGTCTGTCTCGAACGCGTTATATTTGGTTATAGATAGGATCAGAGAGTTTGGCGTTCAAATCTACTATGCCGTAGAGCAAGTTAAAGAAAAAATTAAAGAAATTCGCACGTGGTTCGAAGGTATGTTTGAAAAAATCGACTTTGGACCCGCTACAGATTTCTTCGATAAAATTGAAGTGCGATTCGAACCGCTTATGTTTTTAGCAAAAGCTACGGCGGGCGTGCTCGGTTTAATGTTACAAGCAGCGGCTAAGGTTTTACCATATGTGTTTAAACTGGCGGACGCTGTTGCAGGATTTGTGTCGAATTTAGCAGGAAAAATACAAGATGCAATGGGTGATGTGGATTACATTAAGCTATTTGACATAATAAACACCGCACTGATGGGTGGTTTGTTGTATGCATTGCAACGATTTATGAGTAAGGGTGCTGGTTTACTAGACGAAGCGGGAGGCATGTTCGAGGGCATCACAGATGTACTTGATGGTGTTCGCGGATCGCTCGAAGCTTGGCAAATGCATCTTAAAGCAAAGGCGTTACTGTTAATTGCGGTAGCGATTGGTATATTGGCCGTTTCTCTTGTAGCGTTATCTATGATTGATTCAGCAAAACTTACAGTTGCTTTGGCTATCGTCACTGCTTTGTTCGTAGATCTTATTGCGGCTATGACCGCATTTGGTAAGCTTGGTGGCGGAGGCTTCATACAATCGTTAGGTCTTGTTGCTTTGTCCGTCGCTTTACTTATACTAGTTGCCGCTATGAGTCGGTTGGCTGAAATTGATCCGGCAGCAATGCAACGTGGCTTAGGTGCCATCTACGCATTGACTGGCACAATGATCATATTTAGCAGACTGATGAGCAGTATCAGCACGTCGAACATTATCAAAGGCGCAGCAAGTCTAAGCGTTTATGCTATAGCTATTCTGTTATTAGCACAATCAGTTAAGCAGTTAGGCATGTTAGATCCCGCAACTCTTCAAACAGGTTTGATCGGGGTTGGTGCCTTACTTGCTGAAATTGCTATATTTATGCGTTTACTTGGTGATGGAAAGACAAGTATCGCCGCAGGTTTAGCCATGATCGGTATGGCAGCAGCTATAATGTTAATGGCTGAGTCAGTAGAAAGATTTGGTAAGATGGATGTCGCTGTTCTTCAGCAAGGGCTCGTAACGCTTGGTGTTATATTTGCCGAGATTGCCGCCTTTACTCGACTTGTCGGGGACGGAAAACGAATTATTGCTACTGCAATCGGTATGACAATCATAGCTGGAGCCATGTATATTCTGGTTGACATCATGACGAGAATCGCCAAATTATCCTGGGAAGAAATTGCCAAGGGTCTAGTTGGTATGGGCGGTGCTTTGCTGATTATCGCTGCAGCTGTACGGGCGTTACCAAGAAACATGCTCTTGCAAAGTATAGCGCTTGTCGCTGTGGCTGGTGCGCTTAGCATATTAGCAGATGTACTAGAACAGATGGGTGGTATGGATTGGCTTGAACTTGGTAAAGGATTATTAGCTTTGGCTGGTGCCTTACTGATAATCACTGTTGCTCTGTACGCTATGTCCGGAACACTTGCTGGTAGTGCAGCTCTTGTAATTGCTGCTGGTGCATTGTTTGTATTAACGAGAGTTTTGCAAACGCTGGGTGGAATGGCCCTTTCCGAGATTGGTATAGCTTTGTTAGCCTTAGCTGGTATATTTATCATCTTAGGTCTTGCAGGTGCTTTACTAACTCCGGTTGTCCCATCACTATTGGGTTTGGGCGCTTCCATGTTCTTAATCGGTGCAGGCTTAGCTTTAATAGGCGCAGGCATATTTCTCTTTGCTACTGGTTTAGGACTACTTGCTGCTAGTGGAACGGCTGCAGCAATAGTAATTGTTGGTATGGTTACAACCATATTAGGTTTGGTTCCGATAATTATCAATACGATTATTGATACTTTAATAATCTTCGCTGAAGGAATTATCAGGGCGACGCCTGTTGTGGCTGAAGCTATTACTGGGTTACTTCTTGCGTTCTTGCAAATCATCATTGACATAACGCCAAAGTTGTATGAAGCTCTTGATGTGCTGCTGGACAAACTTATCCAATTAATAGAAGATCATGTCCCAGAATTTATCCGGGTTATAGTCTTGCTACTAACTACTTTATTGGAAGAAGTTGCATTCAAACTTCCTGACTTTCTTCAAGCAGGTTGGGATATTCTAATCGGATTCTTAAAAGGTATTCGCGATAATATTGGGGAAGTTGTAACGGTTGTTGTCGAAATCATTACAGAATTTCTTGGTGCTGTCGCTGAAAATTTACCGGACATTATTCAATCTGGTTGGGATTTAATGCTTGCGTTTATTAATGGTTTAGCGGATGGTGTTGATGATAATCTAGAAGAAATACTAACAGCTATTGGACGTCTTGCTGCTGCCATCATTGATGGTTTGATAAGGGGTGTTGCACAGGGTGCTGGACTAGTTATCGCCGCAGTAGTGCAGTTAGCTAAAGATGCATTTGCCGCAGCAATGAAATTTTTCGAAGCTGACTCGCCCTCCAAAAAGTTTATGTGGCTTGGTAAGATGCTTCCTCTTGGCCTTGTTAAAGGTATTAAGAAGATGGGACATCACGTACCAATCGAAATTAAGAAATTGGCTAAAACTACTGTCAAAGCTATGTCAGATGCCGTTACGGCAATATCGGAAGGAATTGAAGGAGAGATGGACTTAGATCCAACAATTCGTCCGATCGTTGATTTGACCGAAGTAATAGAAACGGCAAATCTACTTGATGACATGCTTGGAGATCGATCTGTTGGCTTAGCAAGTACGGTTGCTAGAACGAGTAGTGCTCCTGGTGTTATTGCGGTTGATAAGGATGGAAAGCAAATCAGCGCAACAAGCATCGAGCTAAATCAGTATAACTATTCGCCGAAAGCGCTGTCCCGTATAGAAATTTACAGGCAGACACAAAATCAATTACGTGGTGCGAAAGGATTGTTAGGTTCATGATAACAGCTATCAAAACTACAAACCACTTAAACGAATCTTTAACTTTAGAGCTATTGAGGCCCGAGGAATCGGGCTTCATAGTTCTTCGTATAGACGGACTTGGTCCGCCCAAAGCTGAAATATCGCTTACGGAACGGGCAGGTATCGATGGATCGTTGTATAACTCTGGACGAGCTACACCAAGAAACATCGTTCTAGGTTTACAATTTTATCCTGGACAAGACATTGAAGCTCTGAGACAACAATCCTACAAGTATTTCCCGTTGAACAAACCAATCATATTCGAAGTTCAAGCAGCTAATAGAACAGCGTATGCAACTGCTTATGTTGAGGCTAATGAGCCAGACATATTTAGTAAAGAAGAGGGTTGTGTAATTACGCTAATGTTCCCCGATTCATATTTGTATGATGTTGTTCCTTCACTTACAATCTTTTCCTCCATAATACCGATATTCGAGTTCCCATGGTCAAATGAATCAACTAGTGAACCATTACTGGAAATGAGTGAGCTTACTACAGAAACTACAAAGACTGTGCTCTATAAAGGAGATGTTTCCGTTGGTATGGTAATACATATTCATGCTATAGGTTCTGCAAGTGGATTTACTTTAACTGATGTAATAACACTAAAAACTTTAGAGATTGACAGCACAAAGTTAATAGCCACGACAGGTGCAGATATTACAGAAGGAGATGACATCTGGATATCTACAGTAAAAGGCAATAAGTATGCCATATTAATTCGAGGTACAACTACGTATAATATCTTAAATTGTCTTGGCATATCTCCGACTTGGTTCCAATTGGTAAAAGGAGATAATGTATATGCCTATACAGCAGACTCCGGACTTACTAACTTACAGTTTGTAATCTATAACAATGTTGCATATG